ATGATCACTCAGTAGGTTTACCTGGACTATCTGCTACATCAACTGTTGGATCTTTATCTCCTGCTGATGCCATAGGAATATCAGGATTATCTGCAAGCACAGCTGTTGGATCTATAACTATTACATCAAACCCTCTTGAATTATTAACAGCACTAACACCTCTGTCAACAGCATTAGGAACTGTTACAGCCACTCCAGAAACTATAGCTGCGCTAACAGGTCAAAGCGGCACAACAAGTTTAGGAACACCTACTACTGTACAAGTAAGTAATGCTAATTTAGATGGTCTAGGATTAACAGCTACAACTAGTTTAAATGATAATTTAATATTAAGATATTACCAAAGACTTGCACCTAAAACGAGTTCTGGTTATACAAGAATTACAGCTAAAACTAGCACAGGATATACAAGAAAAACACCTTAATAATTATGTTTGACTTAAAACTAAATAAACAATATAAATGCAATAATTAGGAGAATTAAACAATGGCTTCAACATACACACCTCTTGGCGTAGAACTAATGGCGACTGGCGAAAATGCCGGTACATGGGGAACAAAAACTAATACAAACTTACAACTTTTTGAACAGCTTACTGGTGGATATTCTGCTAAATCAATTGCAGGTGGAGTTCAAAACACAGATTTAACAATTGTAGATGGTAATACAACTGGAACAGGTCAATTTAGAATGATCGAGTTTACAGGAACAATTACTGGAAAACAAAATGTAAGAATTCCTTTAGATATAGAAACTTTTTACATGTTAAGAAATTCAACTTCTGGAGCACATGAAGTTGAGTTTGAATATATATCTGGTAGTGGAACTTCTGTTACTTTTGCTTCTACAGATAAAGGTGACAAATTAGTTTTTGCATGTGCAGACGATGGCACAAACCCAAATATTAAAGATTTATCAATTGGTACAACTTCTCCAGCAGGAACTACTGGACAAGTTCAAATTAATAATTCTGGTGCTTTTGGTGCAGTTGCTGAAGGAACTAGCGGCTTTATATTAACATCAAATGGTTCAGCAGCAGCCCCTACTTTTCAAGCAAATGCTGGAATTGGTATAGGAAAAGCTATTGCAATGGCAATAGTTTTCGGATAAAAAACAATAAAGGAAATTAAATTATGGCAAACCCAAATATAGTAGCAGTAACAGACATCAAAGGTGAGTCGGTTGGTTGGAATTTAACAAATACTACAACTACAACTTTAATGACTGTATCTTCAAGTAAACTCATTAAAATTAATAGAATGACTGTAGCAAATGTTGATGGAACAAATGCTGCTGACGTTACTATATTTATTGATACAAGTGTACAAACATCTTCAGGAGCTACTGTTGCAAGTGGTGCAGCAGACGTTTATTTAGCAAAAACAGTTTCGGTACCAGCTGATGCAACGTTAGTTATATCGGACACACCAATCTATTTAAGAGAAGGTGATATATTAAAAGGTGGAGCAAGTGCTGCATCTGATTTAGATTTATTCGTATCGTTTGAAGTAATAACATCATAGGAGGTTTAGATTATGGCTGGCAATGGCGGAATAATTGGACCAACTAACAGAACTTCATTTGGTAAAAACAAAGTTACAATTAAAACAAGTGGTTCATCTACAATTACAACTGGAGCTAACACTAGACTTGCTAACGTAGTAGTCGTTGGTGGTGGTGGAGGTGGTGGTGGAACTAGTCCAAGCCCTGCAGGTTGTGGCGGAGGTGGTGGTGGAGCAGGTGGTGTTGTTTTAATAGAATCTTTAGTAGTAACAGGATCAACAGGTTATCCCGTATCAGTTGGTGGTGGTGGAGCTGTAGCTACAGCTGGAAGTGATTCAACAGGTTTTTGTGTAACGGGTAAAGGTGGTGGATTTGGAGGTGCATATTTACAACCTCAAGTCACAGGTTCACCAGGAGGTTCTGGTGGTGGAGGTGGTGGAAATAATCCAGGAAATGCTCCTTATTGTTCAGTTGGAGGATGTGCAACTCAACCAACTCAACCAGGAGATTCTGGAACTTTTGGTTTTGGAAATGCTGGAGCTAAAAGTTATCACTATGGCGGAGAATTTATTAATGGTGGTGGCGGTGGTGGTGCATGTGCTGTTGGTAATGTATGGACACCTTTTAGTCCTTTTCCAGCATCAGGTCCAACAACTGCTGGAGTTGGTGGAACAGGAAAAAATTTAGCTACTATTATTTCAACTAGTCTAGGAGTTTGTGGAGTTATTGGTGGTGGTGGAGGTGGTGGTTCACATGGACCCGCACCTAAAGCAGGAGCCGGTGGAGCCGGTGGACCTGGTGGTGGTGGAAAAGGTGGAAATACTTCTTCATGTGGTTCTCCTACTGTTAATGCAGTTGCAGGAACTGCAAACACTGGTGGCGGTGGTGGTGGTAAAGGTGGTGGATCAACAACTGCAGCAGCAGGTGGATCTGGTGTAGTAGCAATAAAAGAATTAAGTAAAGCTTCAGGTGTTTGGTCAATGAGTGAACAACTAGATGCAAGAGCTGATGGAACTTGGGTTCTTCCTCCTGTTATTTATACAGGAGTAGACTTTATGGTGGTAGCCGGTGGTGGAGGTGGCTCTGGAAATGCTGGTGGTGGAGGTGGAGCTGGAGGTTATCGTGCTTCTGGTTATGGACCAAGTCCATTAAGAGCCAGTGCATTAAGTATAGAAGAAGGAGATTATACAATAACAGTCGGAGCTGGTGGAACAGGTAATCCATTTAATTCTGGCACAGCTACTAATGGATGATAATTTTGTAGGTGCTGATGGAGGATCCGGTGGTGGTGGTGGAGCTAGAGGTAGTGCTACATGTGGTGGTTCAGGAAATACTCCTCCGTTTAGTCCACCTCAAGGTAATGATGGTGGTGATGGTGCTGGTGGTTTAACACCTAGAGGACCACAAGGTGGTGGTGGAGGTGCCGGTGGTGCTGGAGGCAATGGTTCAGGAAGCACTGGTGGAGCCGGTGGAGCTGGAGTCCCTAATTTAATTAACTGTGGTGCAACACCTTTTTCTGTTACTGCGTTTGCAGGTGGTGGAGGTGGTGGTAGTTGTTCAGGATCAGGTGGATCTGCTAGTTCAGGTGGTGGTGCTGGAGGATCAGGTGGTGCAGGATCTAATGGTACAACTAATACTGGTGGTGGCGGTGGTGGAGCTAAAGATAGTGGACCAAAAGGTGGTGATGCTGGGTCAGGAGTTGTAATTATGAGATTTCCTGCTTGTGCAACATTAGCCGTATCCCCTGGTTCAAATTTAACAGGAACACATCCAGGTGGTAATAAAGTTGCTACATTTACAGTATCAGGAACATTGACTGTGAGTTAAAAATAACTTATAAATATAAAATTTAAGGAGTAAAAATATGGCACATTTCGCAGAACTAAAAGCAATGACAGATCCAACTGGATTTACATCTAATGCACATCAAATAGTACAAAGAGTTGTAGTAGTAGGAAACGATTGCGTTCCTTCAGACATGCATGTTGATGGAGAAAATTGGTGTATTAATTTTTTTAATGGTGGAATTTGGAAACAAACTTCTTATAATCATAATTTTAGAAAACAATATGCAGGAATCGGAATGGTTTATGATCCTGTCAAAGATAAATTTTTATCAAGTCAACCTCATCAATCATGGTCTTTAGATGACAATGATGATTGGCAAGCACCTATAACTTATCCAACAATTGTAGATGATGGTGAAGATCCAGTTGTATGGACTTATGTAATTTCATGGAACGAAACAAAATATAACGCTGACAACACTAAAGGTTGGGAAGCAATTAAATCTAACGACGAAGCGGAAACACCAACAACATACGATTGGAACGGCACAGCTTGGGTGTCCGCATAGGAGGACACAATGCCAAGAGCTGGCTCATTAAATGGTGGTGTAATTGGAAAAGTAAATAATACCTCTTTTGGTAAAAATACAGTTACAACCGTAACCGCAACTGGAAATCACACAACACAAACAGGAACTAGAATAGTTGATGCTTTTGTAGTTGGTGGCGGCGCATCTGGTGCTGCTGATAGAGGAGGCGGTGGAGGTGCTGGTGGTGTTAGAACAATTCAATCTATACCTGTATGTGGTGGCGCAGCAATTCCAATAACTGTTGGTGCTGGAGGTGCAGCCGTGCCAGGTGCAGGAGCGCCTGGAAATTTAGGAACAGCTTCAAATATAATAAGTTCATGTTATCAATCAGCTGGTGGTGGAGGTGGAGTTTATACTAATCCAACTCCTGCTCCTGCTTCAGCTGGAGGTTCAGGTGGTGGAGGTTTTTCTGGTAGACCTGCAGGAGAAGGTAATGTTCCTTCTGTAACGCCACCACAAGGAAACCCAGGCGGTGGATTTCCTAGTTCAAATCCAGGTGAATTACACGGAGGTGGTGGTGCAAATGCGGCTGGTGCTACAACAACTGGTGGTGGTTCTCAAGTTGGAGCTGCAGGAGGTGCAGGAGTTTGTGTTCCAGGATCTTTTCCTTCTCCAATAACTGCAGTCGGTGGCGGTGGAGGATCAGGTAGTGATAGTCCAGGAGTTGCTGCTGGAGCAGGTGGAGCTGGTGGCGGTGGAGCTGGTGGACCAAGACCAGGAGATGGAACAGCAGGTACAACTAATACTGGAGGTGGTGGTGGATCCGCAGGGGGTGGTGGCTCTAATACTTCTGGTGCTGGTGGATCTGGTGTAGTTATTGTAAACGAAGTAGATAGAGCAACTGGTGTGTGGTCAATGCAAAGTCAATATCAATCTATATCATGTGGAACATGGCCTAAAAAATTATTTAATTTAACATCTGCAATGATGATGATCGGTGGTGGTGGCGGATCTAATGGTACTCCTTCACCTGGAGGTGGTGGTGCTGGAGGTATGATTTTTATGCCAGCATGTACAGGAGCAACAGTTTTAACAAATTTATGCACAGCAACTATAAGTGTAACGGTTGGTGCAGGAGGAGCAGGAAGTCCCGCTCCAGGTTCTGGTTGTTCAACAGCTGGATCAGATAGTTTTATAGGTGCTACTGCACCTACAGCTTTATTAACAGCAAAAGGTGGTGGTAGAGGTGGAGCAAGTCCAACTGCATTTCCTGATCAACCAGGAGGTTCTGGTGGTGGTGGTGTCGGAGAAGCTTCTCCAGGTAGTCCTGGTATAACAGGAGGTTCTGCAACTCAAGCACCTTCTATGCCTGGTCCTTTACAACCATTTGGTTTTGGTAATGCTGGAGGAGATGGTTCAGGATCACCAGCGCCAGTTGATAGAAAATCTGCTGGAGGTGGTGGTGCAGGAGCAACAGGAACTCCGGGACCAAGCGGTTCTGATGGTGGTGCAGGAAAAAGTATTACACCTTTATTTGGTGCAGCCCCTCAACCTTTTTATCTTGCTAATGGATGTTATCAAGGTGCTACTGCTTGTGGTGTATTCGGTGGTGGTGGAGCAGGAAGACAAGATCCACAAAGACTTCCACCAGGTCCATCAACATTTGGTCCAGGTGGTCAATACTCTGGTGGTTCTGGAGGAGGTGGTAATGCACGTACTCAACCAGGATCTGGAAATTGTGGTACTAATATTGGTAATCCAGGAACAGCTAACAGTGGTGGTGGAGGTGGAGCTGGTGTTTGTACAAATCCTCCAAGATCTTCTATTGGTGGACCTGGTGGAGCTGGTGGTTCAGGTTATGTTTTATTTAAAGTACCAGGACCTAGTTTACCTTCTCCAGGAACGTTTTCTGTAACTCCAGGATCTAACGCTGTTATAACTCAACCATGCGGTGCAAAAGTAGCTAAATTTTCAGTATCAGGCACATTGACTTTTGAATAGAATTATTTATAAATAATTCTATAAAGACATATGAATTTAACAAATTATTATTGGTATTTTAAATCAGCTATTCCTCATAGAATTTGTGATGATATCGTTCGTTATGGAAAATCTATACAAGATCAAATGGCAGTTACAGGTGGTTTTGGAGATAAGAAATTAAATAGATCGCAAGTAAAAGATTTAAAAAAGAAAAGAAATTCTAATATTGTTTGGATGAATGATAGATGGATATACAAAGAAATACAACCGTATGTTCATAATGCAAACGAAAGTGCAGGTTGGAATTTTAATTGGGATTATTCAGAAAGTTGTCAATTTACAAAATATGAAAAAAATCAATACTATGATTGGCATTGTGATAGTTGGGACAAACCTTATATTAGAGAAAATGTTAATGCACCTGATCATGGTAAAATTAGAAAACTATCAGTAACAGTTAGTTTATCAGATCCTAAAGATTACAAAGGTGGAGAGTTAGAATTTGATTTTAGAAATATGGATCCTGATAAAAAACCTAACACTATGAAGTGTAAAGAAATATTACCTAAAGGATCTTTAGTTGTATTTCCTAGTTTTGTGTGGCACAGAGTTTGTCCAGTTAAAAAAGGTTCAAGATATAGTTTAGTAATTTGGAACTTAGGATGGCCATTCAGGTAATAGATAATTTTTTAGAAAGAGATGATTTTATGTTTGTTAAAAATGCTTTAATGGGAGATGAAATTCCTTGGTTTTATAATGATTGTGTTTCTGACATGGGAGACAAAGAATGTTATTTTACTCACAGATTTTATAATGAAGAAGTAGGTCCAACACCAGGATATCAAGTTGTTTTAAAATTAATTGAAAAACTTAAATGTAAAAAATTAATAAGAGTTAAAGGTAATTTATATATGAGCACTATTAAATCTAAGAAACATGCTTATCACAAAGACATGGATAATAAACATAAAGGATGTTTATTATATATCAATACTAACAATGGTTATAATTATTTTAAAGAAGAAAGAAAAAAAATAAAACCTAAAGAAAACAGAGCAGTTTTTTTTAATCCTAGTATTGAACATTGTAGCTCAACATGCACGGACGAGAAAAGAAGAATAACAATAAATGTTAATTATTTATAATGAGTAAATTATATCCATTAAATTCTTTTTATATTAAAACAAAATTTAAAAATCATAAAAAATTAAAAAAACAATTTTTAGATTTAATAGATCAAATGCCTAATATTAAATATGATACTATTACTAAAAGTGATTACAATTCAAACACTCCAAAAACATATGAAAAATTTTTTTATTATTATTTTGAAGAAGTGTTGAATGAAATAGGTAAAGTTATAAAATCAAAAGATGTTGAAATAACTAGTTTATGGTTTCAACAATATTACAAAAAAGATAATCATCAATGGCACACACATCCTCGAGTAAGCTATTCAAATATATACTATTTAGAATTACCAGAATCTAAAGAACAAACACAATTTTTTAATTTGTTGACTAAAAAACCTTATTCTAATATAAATATTAAAGAAGGAGATATTATAACTTTTAATGCGGCGATGCCTCACAGATCAAAAACTCTTTTGTCTGATAAAAGAAAAACAGTAATAGTATTTAATTCAAATTATAAAGGTATAAATATATGAAAAAAAAGAAAAAACAAAAAGAATTAAAATTTCCAAAACAATTAACAAGAGAAGATTTATTTAAATGTCCTATTTGGTTTGCTGATGAACCATGTTTTGTAAATGATTTAAATAAAGCTTCAGATAAATATATAAAAGAATCACAGAAAAATTTAAAAAAAGATATAGATAAACGTAATAAAGAATTTGGTGATAAAGGTGACATGGGTAATGTCTTTCACTCAACTACTTTAATAGGTGATCCTGCCTTTAAAGATTTACAAAATTATATAGGTGCAACAGCTCACAATTTATTAATGGAAATAGGTTTTGATTTATCTAATCATCAAGTGTTTATTACAGAATTATGGGTACAAGAGTTTGCTAAAAAAGGTGGTGGACATCACACTTTACACACACATTGGAATGGTCACATATCTGGATTTTATTTTTTAAAAGCTAGTGAAAGAACATCGATGCCATTATTTGAAGATCCAAGACCAGGAAATGTTATGAATCTTTTACCTGAAAAAGATAAAACAAAAATAACTTATGCATCATCACAAGTTCATTATAAAGTTCAACCAGGACGATTTATTTTTTTTCCATCTTATATGCCACATCAATATATTGTTGATATGGGATATGAACCATTTAGATTTATACATTGAAACTGCCAAGCAATACCGAAAGGAATCA